CGCGCAAGGGTAGGCTCCCAATATGTAGGAGTCAGCACAGGTCTAGACATTTGTCCTGTCGCGCTGAGGTTGTGGCCGGTAAACCTCAGCCCCTTTACGAACGTGCAACCTTGTCCTGCCGCAGCGCCGCAAATGGGGCACCATAGAGCCGTGCGCGACGTGCATAGATGAGAACTGTTTGTTTCCTCGTACATGGTTCCTCTCCTCAGTCTGGTAGTTTCACCTTGTCTGGATTCTCTTCCTGCCAGTCCATGAACTTGTGCGCTGCTTGCGCTACCTGCGTGGACTGGTCGCTTAAAGAACGTGCAAGAACTTCATCTCCTTCGCCCCTGGCCTTCCACGATTCACGCTCCAGTAGACGGCTGTATTCCATCACAATTTCAACCGACAATTTATCCTGCGCCCTCAGATAAAACCAAGGCTCCTGCGGGTGAAGATTCATGAACTGTGTGACTTGTTCGTATCTTGGTTTACTCATTTCCTAGCCTCCATCATGTCGTCTGCTATTTTGTATGCCCATTTAGCAAAAGAATTATAATCAGCATCTACGCTCTCTACCCAATTTCCAGACATCGCCGCCATAGCAAACCTGTCGCGCAAGGTAAGGCGTGGCTCCATCGCAGTCAGTATCGGTTGAGGTAAGTTCTGTAGAGCATCATCCAACGCGGCAGGGTCAATATCAGTACCTCCAAATACCATTGGAGGGTTAGTGTATATTTCCAGAAATTCTTTGACTTCTGCCAATTGAGCAGCAATCTCCATTAGAGCTACTGTCGTTGCGCTTCCATCGGTGATTGTTTCAAGTTCTTTACCGTTACGCTCACGGAAGAGCTTACCTAATTCACGAATCTTATCTGCCTTCATTGTTTTCCTCTCCCTACAGCCCCAACGTCTTTCCCGCGTGAGGCTCAAACGTTTCCTTCGGATCATCGTTTACGTGAATATCCTCACAATATTGCCTTATAGCCGCAATGACTGCAAGCATTAAGGCAATAAGAATCGCTCCTGCCCATATCAGAAGGCGTACAGAAATGTACTCTCCCCATGTAATTGGATGATTCATTTTCTCTCCCTTCAGCCCTCAATATCCTTCACTCTGCGAAATACGAGGTCACCACACTCTTTGCAGGTATTGCTCCATACCCTCTCAATACCTAGAGGAAGAGAACCAACTGCCACACCTGCCGCGTATAGTGTTTTTGCAACGTCAGTTTCCGATACAAGTTTCCACTTCTCAGGATCAAACGTGTGTCTGTGAGACAGTTTCACTTTCCCCTCCCTCTTTCACTCAAAAGAACATCCCGTCATGCTATATTCGTCAAACACTCTTTCCGCAACGGCGCTAATTATGGTACAATGGCCTATGACTAAACTTTGTACCATCCCCGGATGCTCTGATCCCCTCCATTCTAAGGGATTGTGTAATAAACATCATCAGTACAAATTTAGAACTAAGTGCGATGTTGTTCCCCTTGAGCCAGTTCATAAGAAGATTCACATTTTATCCAATGTCGATATTTCTAGCAAGACAGCAATTTGCTCTAACTGTGGACCTGTTAAGGTTAAAAGTCGAGGTGAAGGGAAAGGGTGGCGTTGTGCCGCAGATTCTTCTAATAGAGAGAAAAAGCGCAAGAAAGAAATAAGGAAAATTATTAAGCCAAAAGGTCCAAATTGTGAAGTCTGTGGCACCACTAAGAAACTGTGCTGGGACCACAACCACAAAACTGATGAACATAGGGGTACTTTGTGCCATTGGTGTAATACCTCCATAGGTTTAGCTAACGACGACCCGGTTCGGTTAAGGGCTTTAGCTTCTTATCTGGAAAAACATCGTCAGTGAATTCACACACTGCAAAGTCGTATTCGTCAATGACCCTCTCTTGAACACAATAAGGCGGACCCTCATACCAGCTTGTGTCCTCTGGATGGTTGAGCGGTATGGCGATAATCACGCGCTTTCCAATGTCCGTAACGCGATAGGGTTTACCGTCACACTGGAATTCTTTACCTAACATAAAGTCGCTGTGTTTCATTTATGCCCCTGTTTTTACGTTGTAAGGTGGACGATTTCAGGCTCAATCCCGAAGTGTTTGCGGACATAATCCGCTCCAGTTCCTGCCGTTGCGTCGATATTTGCGTGTGCATACGGCTCACCGTCATTGTAGGTGAAAGCATTAGGCAGATCCAATTTTAAGCTGATATGGTCCGGTCCTCTGCCGGTCAGAACAAACGCACTCAATACTATTATTGGCTTGGTCATTTCTTTTTCCCCTCATCCCGTATCAGCCAGTACAAAACATTAGCCAATATATCAGCGCCACACTGCTTGCCGTGCTCAATACGAGCTAAAGCAGAGGCTCCAATTCCTATTTCCTTTGCAGCTACACGAATGGTTTTATCCTCCATCGTTCGCCACTTTCGTAAGACGTTTCCAAGTCGCATTGGAATACTGTTTCATATTCGATTAATTTTGTCAAGACGATTTTTCCGCGCCTTTTTCCTTGACAATAGCCTTTGGCTTATGTATATTTCTGGAATGAAGAATCCAAGGCCCATTCTCCTCGTTTCCGATGCAATCTCATCCTCCACTGGGCTTGGGCGCATAACGCGGGATTTGGCAGTCAGAATCCATGAACATTTGGGAGACGTATATCGTTTAGCTACATACGGGTGCGGGGGAACAGGATCGTCTAAGTTTCCTTTCCCGCAATATAATATGGAGGGTAAAACTGACTGGCTTCTGCCTTCTTTGCCGGAAGTCTGTAAAGATTTCTTTGGCGAAGAAAAAGGCATCATAATGACTATTTGGGACGCCTGCCGCCTCAATTGGCTTGCCACTCCTAGACAGTGTGCTGAATTGTTTGGCAGCTTCCCCGGTCTCCAGAGGTGGGCAATTAAGCGTCTTTTCGATCTTTGGGGTTATATGCCAATCGATTCATCAGGTCCGAACGATAAATTGACCTACCCTGTCATGAAGACCATCCTTGGCTTTGACCGCCTCTTAGCCTATGGACCTTTCGGAGAGGATGTACTCCGCAGGACTCTCGGCAACTATGAGGCCGATAAACGACACCTCACAAACCTTCCTCACGGCGTTGATTCTTCTGTATTTTATGAGCGTGACCGCTTCACTTCAAGAAGTTTATTTCTCGAAAATACCGGAGCGGCTACACTTCTTTCTATGCTTGATCCGAAAACTAACCGAACTAGAATTCCAAGAGATGATGAGGTTTTGATAGGAATCGTCTGCACAAATCAATCACGAAAAGACATACCTCTTGCTCTGGAAACTTGTTCTATCCTAGCGCGTAATAGAAAGTTGCGAGTATGGCTGCACACGGATATTCTGGAGCGTTGTTGGTCTATACCATCACTACTTGTGGATTACGAATTGCTCGATAAGGCCGTAATTTCGCTAGGTTTCCTCTCTGATGAAATTATGGCTTTTGCTTATAGTGCCTGCGACATTACATTGGGACCGGGCGCTGAAGGGTTTGGATTGCCTATAGCAGAAAGTCTCGCCTGTCATACACCATGCATAACGGGCAGCTACGCTGGAGCCGGTGACTTTGTTCCAGAAGATATGCAGGTTGATTCTGTAGCTTTTAGATATGATGGCAGTTACTCACAAAAGCGTCCTGTTTATCGCGCAGAGGATTGGGCGAAAAAGGCTGAGGAGTGGATTGGTAAACGTGCAATTCTCGATCCGCGTTATGATTGGGACAATCTTTGGTTGAACGAATGGGAGCCATGGTTTAGGGAGGCGGCGAAATGAAACAAACAAAGATGGTCAAAGTTGGAGTGAACAAAATGCTTCTTGACGATTGGCTAAAAGCTAAGGATTTAGCCTCTGCTGCCTTCGCAAAAAAATGGAACAGTCTGATGCCGTATAAAGCTAACCGCATTAAGGCAGTGGATATTGAACGAATTGTTGATGATTGGCTTTGGGATCATCGTTCTGACGAGGTTTTACGATGAGCAAAGTCTACCCATCAATTCAAGGCTGTCCGTTCCGCAAGGTAGTAAAGCGTGAACGTGTTCCGGGAACATTTTCGCGTTCCTATATTGAAACACTCTCTTGTGGGCATACACATGATTCCTATAGCGGAGACTACGCAACTAAGCGACGTTGCTACACCTGCAAATGGGAAAAAGAACATCGGGAGGAAAAATGACAGGAACATTCCGTAAGCGTCCACGCCCGAAGCCACACAAGTTCTATCCTATCCTGTCGCGTTCACATGGTGACTGTGAACACTGCGATTATTGCAATGATTGTATGGAGAAGTTCGCCGCTCAAGCAGAGAATGAGCGTCCTAGTCACGTGTGGCGTGTTGATGATGGAAAGATAATTTACATGGAAGATGATCTTATGGAGCACCGTCTTGGACGCAAGTTGAAGCCAAATGAAACGGTAATACACAAAAATGGCAATGCGAAAGATAACCGGGATGCAAACCTCGCACTCGTAACGATTGATAACCTTGAGAGCGAACTATGAGAGATAAGCGCCCTCTGTTCATTTATGAAATGGCTAACAATCACATGGGAGATGTGGAACATGGAATCCGCATCATCCAAGAACTGAAGTCTGTCTCGGAAGGCTTCCCTTTTACCTTTGCCGTGAAACTTCAATACCGAGACATCGAAACCTGCATCCATCCAGATTATAAGAACCGTATGGATATGAAATATGTCAAGAGATTTACTGAAACCGCTCTCTCATGGGATCAGTATAAGACACTAAAGGATGCCATAGTCGATGCGGGTTTTCTCTCTATCTGTACTCCGTGGGATGAGGTATCTGTCGATAAGATTGTAGAACACGGATACGACTTTATTAAGGTTCCTAGCTGCTACCTGACAGACTGGCCTTTGCTGGAGAGGATAGCTAAATACAATCTTCCTGTAATTGCGTCTGTCGCCGGTCAGCCTTTGTCTGAGATAGATAAAGTAGTCAGCTTTTTCACTCATCGCAGGAAACAACTATCTCTTTTGCACTGCGTAGCTGAATATCCTACCTCCGGCGAGAATCTGAATCTTGGCCAGATTACTTTATTGAAGAATAGGTATCCTAATATAGAGATAGGATACTCTACTCACGAATCTCCTAATAGCTATGACAGCATAGGGATTGCTATCGCCCTGGGAGCAACTGTATTTGAGAAGCACGTGGCCTTAAACACTGAGAAGTATAAAGCTAATGATTATAGCGCCACCCCCGATCAGGTCTTTGCATGGTTAAATTCTGCGGAATGGGCATTTAATATGATAGGTGTCGATAATGAACGTTATGCTTCTACCGAAGAAGAACAACAGGCATTACAAGACTTACAGCGCGGAGCATTTGCGGATAAACAGATAGGGAAAGGTGAGTTTGTTAAGCACGTTTTCTTTGCTATGCCTGCCATGGAAGGCCAGATGACCGCGCAGGACTTTTCAAAATATTCCGAAATTACGGCCCTAGAGGGAATCCGTTTTCTTGCTCCTATTATGAAAGTTGGAGTGAAGATCACAAACAAGAGGGAACAGGTTTATAACATCGTGCAAGAGGTGAAAGCCTTTATTAAAAAGAGCAAGGTTCCTGTTCCCGGCCAATGCGAGTTAGAAATCTCTCACCACTGCGGCATTGAAAACTTTCACACAACAGGGATCACCGCTATTACCGTAGTAAATCGTGGCTACTGTAAACGTTTAATGGTAGTCCTTCCCGGTCAAAAACATCCTGAGCAGTGGCACGAGAAGAAGGACGAAACCTACCACGTTCTTTACGGGGATGTAACGGTAAGTATTGGTGGGGTACATACCTTCCACAAAGCGAATGACATCATCACAATCCTTCACGGATTAAAACACTCTTTCTGGACTTCACATGGCGCAGTTATTGAGGAAATATCATCGTCCTACGAATCAGGGGATTCATGGTACACAGATGAGTCTATTATGAAAAACCTCAACCGTAAGACTTACGTTTCTCATTGGATGGAGTAAATGAAAATATCTGATTACATAATGGAGTTCCTAGCTTCTCACGGCATCAAGCACGTCTTTATGCTTGCTGGTGGAGGGTCTATGCACTTGGTAGATTCGCTAGGCAGGAACAAGGACTTGGAGTACGTCTGCTGTCTCCATGAGCAAGCCGCTGCTTTTGCCGCTGAAGCGTATGCAGAGTATTCTGGCAATCCTAGCGCAGTTCTAGTAACTACTGGGCCGGGGGGAACTAATGCTCTTACGGGAGTTGCGGCGGCATGGATGGAATCTTCTCCGGTAATCTTTATCTCTGGCCAAGTAAAAACATCCGATATGCTCACCAAAAGCAAAGTCCGTTCTAGGGGACCACAGGAACTTGATATTGTTTCCATCGTTAGGCCGATTACAAAGTACGCGGCTACGATCACCGATCCTAAGCAGATTAGATTCGACTTGGAATTGGCTTGGGCCTGTGCTACGAGCGGTCGCCGTGGTCCTGTTTGGCTGGACATTCCTCTTGACGTTCAAGCGGCTGACATTGATCCTGACGCTTTAGAAGCCCCGCATATATCTTATGCACGGTCAAGCAATTTATTCAGAGATATAGAACTTGTAATCGACGCTCTCAAGCAAGCAAAGCGTCCGGTACTTTTTATTGGCAATGGGGCGAGGTGCAGTCAATTCGAGACTTTGGTAAATCTTCTAAAGATTCCTACGCTGTTGACATGGAAGGCTATGGACCTTTTGCCGGAGGATCACCCGTACTACTCTGGCCGTCCGGGAGCCATCGCTTCCAGAGGAGCAAACTTTACTCAGCAGAACGCAGACTTGATTATCGTTGTCGGTGCTAGACTGGATATGCCTCAAGTGGCGTTTAGCCACAAGAACTTTGCGCGTGAAGCAAAGAAAATCATCGTTGACGTAGATAACTATGAATTATCCAAGTTCGATATTCCTATCAACGTTTCTATCTGCGAGGATGCCAAAGACTTTGTAAAGATGCTTTTAGAGAAGTTGGAGGGGTTTACGCTTCCTGATACCTCTAAATGGCTTAAAACCGCTAAGGCTTGGAAGAAACGGTATCCGGTGATCCTGCCGGAATACTGGAAAGAAGAGAAAGTCAACACCTACGTTCTCGCTGACGTTCTCTCAGAACTATGTACGAAAGACGATGTATTCGCACCGGGAAGCTCAGGAGCGTGTAGCGATATATTTCTTCAGTCCTTTCGCGTCAAGAAAGGCCAGAGGGTCGTAAACGCTCCTAGCCTTGGCGCTATGGGGACTGGATTGCCGGGGAGCATTGGGTTTTGTCTGGCATCGGGGAGGAAAAGAACCATCTGTGTCAATGGGGATGGTGGTTTCCAGTTGAACATTCAGGACTTGGAAACGGTCAGGAGACTTGACCTCCCCATCAAATACTTCATCCTCTGCAACGGAGAATATGCTTCGATCTCCAATATGCAAAAGAGCCACTTCAAGGGGAATCTTGTTGGGAGTGACCCCTCAAGCGGTTTAACGCTTCCTGATGTTCGTCAAGTCGCAGAGGCTTACGGCATAAGGTCAATGGAAATCAGGAGCCATAAAAACATTCATAAATCTGTTGCCGCCGTGCTATTCTGTGATGGTCCTGTGGTTTGTGCAGTCTACACATCGCCAGACCAACAAACACTTCCAAGGGCAACATCATCCATACGCGAAGACGGAACAATTGTGAGTTTGCCGATGGAAGATATGGCACCACGGTTACCAAGAGACGAGTTCCGTAAGAACATGATGATCCCTATGGCAGATGAGGAAATATAACATGAACCGTTATGTCGAATCACGGGAGAATGGACGCATAGACCTTGCTGCGTCTGCCCCTCTTCCTAAGCCTCTCGCTATCTATATCGAACCAACCAATATCTGTAACTTCGGATCACAATGTTTTTTCTGTCCTCAACATCTCCCTGATTATTCAAAAAGAGCGGGTTATCACCAGCATATTACTATGCCTATCGTTCACAAGGTAATTGACGACATTGAGGCAATGGGCGGAGTAAAATCTATCAAATTACACCTGCAAGGCGAAGGAACACTACATCCTCAAATTGGAGAGATTGCCAGATTAGCTTGCACGGTTTCAGGAGACGTTCTATTAACTACAAACGGCAGCAGACTAGACGCTAAGAAATCACAAGAACTGATTGAAGCGGGACTGCACTTCATCCGAATTTCGATCTATGAAGAAACCAAGCCTTCCGTTCAATCTTCTATTCTTGAGAATGTCCGTACTCTTCGAGAATTACGGGACGCTCAAGGTAAATCATCTCCTCATATTGTCGCCAAATGGCTCTCTAATAATCCTTCATTCGGTGAGTGGATTAAGGAGTCTTATTCTGACATTGCCGACGAGTTTCTCTTTGAAGGTATGAGAGGAGTGGCATCAGCATTTATTCCTGCCGCGTCGTTGACGACCATGACAGATAACCTTACTGGAGATCAAGTCGCCTGCACTCTCCCCTTTTACCAGATGATTATTAAGGCTAACGGAGACGTTGCACCGTGCTGCCAATCATGGAATCAAGATATGCACTTGGGTAATGTGATGGAAGATTCACTATTGGATATATGGCACGGAGATGTATTAGCATATTTACGCATAACTCATCTCAAGGGGCTTAGAAAGACAATACCCACTTGTTCCAGTTGTGATGCTTTATGGACTAACAAGGACTCGATTGACACACTAAGCGCAGAGGAATACGAAAGAAGGAGAAAGAGTTTATGAGCGAGGGAATAGTCCTTTTTGGCGCAGGAGTAACAGGCAGGTTTCTCAAGAGCAGAATGACCTGTGCTCCTCTAGCGTTCGTGGATAACGATCCAGACAAGCAAGGCAAAGAGGTAGAGGGAATTAAAATACTTAGTCCAGAAGAAGGGGTTAAGTCTTACCCTGATGCTCTCTGGATTCCTGCGGCAATGCAATCGGATTATGGAGATGAGATTAGCGAGAAGATCAATTCTCTTGGCGTTAAAACAATGTCATTGTGGACGTTTCTGCCGGAAGGTATCACGCATATTCCACAACGCTCCTACTCTACTATCAGGCTTCTTATTGGAGATATGCAGTCACATCACGAACTTATCAATCAAATGGAATTTCGTCGTGATCCTAACTTAGAACGACAGCTACCACCTTCCGATATTAAAGACCTCTATTTTCCTGATTTCATCACGCATCGGGATGACGAGAAATTTATTGACTGTGGAGCAGCAGACGGAGATACGGTGAAGGAGTTTATAGAGAGATGGGAGAAGTGGGATTCAATTGTCGCCTTTGAGCCAGATTACGTTAACTTCAATAAGTTGTACCACGTTCATGATCCAGAGGGAAAGGGAAGGATTACAACATTAGGATTTGCTGTCTCCGATATTGATGGCTATACAGAATTTGTTGTTACTGGAGATTACTCGGCGCATCTTGGAGAAGGAGACAGGAAAGTAAGGGTAACTACTCTCGATCAGATGTGCGAGTTAACCTTCCCCACTTATATAAAAATGGACATCGAAGGGGCAGAGCTTAAAGCCTTGTGGGGTGCGCGTAGGATACTCAAAGAGCACAAGCCCGTACTAGCTATCTGCGCCTACCATAAATCAGACCATCTTTGGGAAATTCCACTTCTGATTCATGCGCTGCAACCGGAATACAAACTATATTTTCGCCGCTACTCAAAAGGAGACTTTGAACTTGTGTGGTATGCAGTACCTCCTGAAAGGATAGTGAAATGATCTCATTCACGATAATCAGCCCTACAATCCAGCGCCAGTCTCTCATTAGGTGTTGCCGATCAGTGGAAACTCAGGTCTATTCTAGCTGGCAGCATATAGTGGCTGTGGATTCAGATAAGTATAATGATGAGCTTATCGCGCAAATCCAACATCCACAGCGAGAGATATTTCTTTGCGGACAAAGATATGGTCACTATGGGAATCATGCTCGATGGATGGCATGGGACAAAGCAACGGGGGACTATCTAATATACCTCGACTGCGATAACTACCTAGCCCACGACCACGCTCTTGAAGATATTTCCATAGCTTTGGAATCTGCTAACTATCCTCAATGGGGAATCTTTCCTATGTGGCGTCATAGTGGAATATTCTTTTGCGATCCTCCGGGGTTATGTATGAGTGACACGCTGAATCTCGTCGTAAAGCGTGACATAGGGCGTTGGCTCGACATAGAGGCTAGAGAGGCAGATGGCCACCTGATCGAAGAACTGAAAACCAAGTATCCTTATGTGATGTTCCCAAACGTTAAACCAATTGGAATTATGGAGTACAGTTCAAATGGCGAGTAATAACGATCTTCTGGTTATCATTCCGTGTACCTGCGAAGCTGGAACTTTGCCTCTCTATAAGAAACAGTTATCAGAGGCGCAAATTGATTTCCAGATTGAGACGTTAGGGCCTCCTCCGCCTTTAGGTTGGGGATTGGCCACTGGAGTACAATATTTCCGCGATTGGGCTACTCGCTTTGCTAATTACGAGAGGCTGGTTGTCACGGATGCCTTTGATGTAACCTTTTTTGGAACTCGTGAAGATGTGATTTCAAATATCCCTATGGATTACGTCCTGCAGGCAGCAGAAAAGAATTGCTATCCTGATTATGCAGAAGCACAGCGCATTGGAGAACTATATCCCGATAGAGGAGAGCATCGCTTCGTCAACGGTGGTATGACGGCAGGAACACCTAAAGCGATATATGAATGGGCAGATGCTATTGAGAAACACCCCGACTTTCTTCCTCACGCCTTGAATCAATGGTTCTTCAACAGACGGTTAGCAGATGGTTCTGACTTATGCCATATAGACCACACAACAAAGCTGTTTTATTGTCTTTTCGGTGGTTATTCAGAATTGGATTTCATCAAAGGTAAACCAATCAACACTACCTATGGGACTAGACCATCATTTATCCACGCCAATGGGTGTGCTGGTACTGAAGGAATGTGGGCAGCTTACAACAGGAGCATTGCATGAGTTCTAATCCAAAAGTATCGTTTATCGTGAGTGCATGGAACAGACCTCTTGCTTTGAACCTATGCCTTCTTTCTCTAATCCTTCAGGAAGAAGAAAGTTGGGAGGCGATAGTAACTGACAATGCTACCGATCCAGTAATCGCGGCTAAACACAAGGAAATATGCAAGATTGATGATCGGATTAGCTATCTCTACACTGCGGATATTGCTGGAATATGCTGCTACTCTTCGGCTGAAGTTGGAGCTACTTATGCAAAAGGAAAATGGCTAGGTTTCCCGTCAGACGATTCATTTTATTCCAAGTATTATGCTTCCAAACTTCTGCGACAAGCTGAAAAGGATAACCTCGAATTAGTTTACTGCAATATTGTAATGGAGGGACCGGAGAATGGATGTGTTCTTGATTGCAAGGCACAAGGAAGCCATATAGATAAAACAAACTTTCTTCTAAAAAGGTCACGTTTTATCTCTTTTCCAAGACGAGAGGGAGAACCTCTTGCCGCTGATGCTTGTGCTGATGGTTGGCTGATTGAGGATTTAGTTGCTCAAGGAATTAGGCATGGTAAGGTTGGTCATGCGTGTGTTGTACACAGTTAGGAGTAAGATATGAACACAATTATTCAACAGGATATAGAAAAGATTGTATCGGCTCCTCTTCCGTGGGAGGACTTTGAGGGAGCTACCGTCCTTGTTACCGGAGGCGCAGGGTTTCTACCAGCATATATGGTGGAGACGCTTCTCTATCTGAATATGAATGTATTACGGAAGCCAGTGCAAGTGACCGTTGCGGTGCGAAACGAAGAAAGAGCGCGTGAGCGATTTAATGCGTACAAAAGAAGAAAAGACGTGTGCTTTTGGTTGCACGATATGTCAGAATACGATTCCGACATTAAACATTTAGATTATGTGATTCATGCCGCATCGCAAACTAGTCCTAAACTCTATTTATCCTCTCCTGTTGACACGTTACTTCCTAATACAATAGGTACAGCTTCACTGTTGGCAAGTTGCTTTGACTGTAAAGGATTCCTTTTCTTTTCATCTGGAGATGCAGGTTTATATATTGATCCTCTCAATTCTCGTTCTTGCTACGGAGAATCAAAGCGCATGGGAGAGACGATGTGTGCTGCATGGCATCGCCAGTTCGGAGTTCCAGCAAAGATCGTCCGCATCTGTCACACTTATGGACCTGGAATGAGATTAGACGATGGAAGAGTCTTTGCTGACTTCACACGAGACATCCTCAATGGAGGCCCGATAATTCTCACTTCGGACGGGAGCGCAATGAGGGGTTTTCTCTACTTAGCTGAAGCAACGGTAGCATTCTTTACTGTCCTGCTAAAAGGAGAATCCGCCAAGGCGTACAACGTGGCTAATCCGTACACCTATACAAGCATCGAAGACCTAGCAAGACGATTAGGAGTATGGTTTAATCTTCCTGTTGAGCGGCGGGGAGGGATAGGCGATATTCCTATTCCTAAAGCTGTTGAGGGAACTGGACCATATGACATCACTCTTCTTAAGGATTTAGGATGGAATCCTGCAACAATGATCGAGGAAGGCTTTGCAAGAACCGTGGAGAGTTATCGATGATAAATTGGGATTATGAGCGCGAAGAAAGAGAAATGCTATTATCGCTGGCGAAAGATGGCGATATATTCTATGACATCGGGGCTAACGAAGGTCTTTACAGCATATCATTCGCGCAGCGGTTTCCAAATAGTTGGATATATGCCTTTGAACCGATACCAGATACGATCACACAACTTCAAAGTAGTATTATTCTTAGTGGCGTTAGAAATGTGGCGTTAGTTCCTTACGGTCTAACAGACATGGGAACTATTGCTTTATTTTACGTCTCTCCTGATGATTCTGGAGCATCATCGATGGCTCCTCTTGAAGAAAATAGATTTGCTAGTCCCTGTGTTCTCGAACGGCCTACTTTTACCTTAGACTATTTTGTTGGATACGGCTCTTTGCCTCCCGACATCATCAAATGCGACGTGGAAGGAGCAGAGCTTCTAGTATTCAAGGGAGGTGCTAAGGTACTGGAGAAACACAAGCCCCTCATCCAGTGTGAGATGCTGAGGAAGTGGGCCAAGAGGTTTAACTATCATCCGAATGATATTATTGCTTTCCTCAGTCAATTCGGATACCATTGCTTCTCGCTGCAAAATGGTAAATTGGAAAGATTTGAGACAATGGCAGAGGATACGAAAGAGACGAACTTTTACTTTGTACCTGGAGAGAGACTATGAGCGAAATTAGGTTTGGAGTTATTGGTCTTGGAATAGTTGGATCATGCTACTACCGTTGGCTTAAACAGTATGGATATGTTGCCTCCTATGACAAAAAGGGAGATGGCTCTATAGACGATGTTAACGCAGCAGAAGTAGTATTTGTGTGTGTAAATACTCCTTTTGATGTTTCTGATAATCTGATGGATACTTCTTATATCGTATCATCCATTAAGTGTCTATCGGGGAGTAAATCCGTAGTAATATGTTCGACTGTTCCTATAGGATTTTGTAAATCCTTGAGCCACCTCTACCCTCAACATAAGATATTCCACAATCCTGAATTTCTAAGAGCTAAAAGCGCATGGGAAGATTTCTGTAATCCTTGCCGTCAAGTTATTGGTATTACAAAAGAAGAATTAAGGTCTACCTCGTTGATAGACTACCTTCCGCAAAGTAAACCATTTATTGTACAAAGTGAAGTATCAGAACTTATAAAGCTGTCCTCAAACCTTCTGCTGGCGGTTCGCGTTGCTGCTGCTCATAAGGTTATTGAACTTGGAAAATCTGCTGGCGTTGAGGAATGTGATATAAAAGATATTCTTTCTTGTGATTCAAGGATTGGGGCATATGGACTTAACACTTTAGAGCAACGCGGATATTCTGGAAGATGTTTCCCTAAAGATGTAAGGACTTTTATTGCTGAATGTAAAAGAAATAATATATCATGTGGATGGCTAGAGGCTATGGATGATGCAAATTGTGATCTCTTGAAGGTTCAGGGAATTGACGTAGATTACGGGTATCCAGCGGAGGAAGCATGAAGAATGTATTAGTCACAGGTGGTGCAGGGTTTATAGGATCGCACCTAGCAGAAAAGTTGTCTCTCGAAGGATACAATGTTGTAGTTCTTGACGATCTCAGTGGTGGATTTATCGAAAATGTCAACGGTAACTGCGCCTTCGTCAAAGGATCAATCAATAATGTAGAGCTTGTAAACAATCTATTTGCAAATTACAAGTTCACTTATGTGTTCCATTTAGCCGCATATGCAACTGAAGGACTCAGCCATTTTATCAAACGGTTCAATTATACAAATAATCTGATGGGATCGATAAACCTTATCAATGCCTCTGTAAATAATGGCGTGAAATGTTTTGTCTTTACCTCTTCGATGGCAGTATATGGGACTAACCAAGTTCCATTTGATGAAAGCATGATCCCGTCTCCAGAGGACTCTTACGGAATTGCCAAATATGCAGTAGAGCAGGAACTAGCAATAACTAAAGAGTTGTTTGGTATGGATTATGTGATATTTCGTCCTCATTCTGTCTTCGGAAAACGTCAGAATATCGGAGATAAGTACCGTAATGTAGTAGGCATTTTCATGAACAATCTCCTATTGGGTAAGCCTATGCGTATCTTTGGAGATGGAGAGCAGGTTAGAGCTTTCACTTATGTCTCAGATATTATCCCAATGATCGCCAAAGCGCCTAAAACTCCAGCAGCTTACGGAAAGATATTCAACGCAGGAGGAGAAATCCCTATTACAATCAACCGTCTTGCCGAGCTTGTATCTGAGGCTATGGAGATGCCTTTGAATGTTATCCATACCGAACCCAGATATGAGGTTAAATATGCTTTTTGTAACCATACTCCCGCACGTGAAATATTCGGTTTTGAGCCAATTACAACTCTCGAAGATGGAATGAAGTCTATGGCTGAATGGGTAAAAGTACATGGAGCGCGACAAAGTAAGACATACCAAGGTATCGAAATTGAGAAAAATCTACCATCGTTCTGGAGGGAATAATGAGCTTCAACGAACAAAAAGATGCCCTAACAGCTTGGGAGGAGAAACAAATGACGAACGAAAAAGACTATGTAATCTGCTGCCCTGTAGTAAACAGATTTGATCTACTTGACGCAGCGGTAGCTAGCACTGCACCCTACGAAATGATAGTCATCGACAACAGCGATGGGAAATTAGGAGATCGCTACAAAGATGTTGCTCATGTTACTGTTTATGAGCCTCCCGTCCCTTTGCCATTCTCTGTCACGCACAATCTTGAGTTTCGTTTAGCGCAAAAGAGTGGGGCTAAGTATTTGGTTCACATGCACTCCGACGCACAATTCCCCTCCAGTAAAATAACTGATTTGCTCGATAAGGCTAGACAGGCTGATGCCGATGGTCGTAAGTGGCTTATCATCTTCTCGCTTTATGAAATTCTTGCAGTTTACAACGTTCAAGCAGCAATTGATCTAGGAGGCTATGACGCACATCTCTTTCCCTTCTACTTTGCTGACAACTCGCTCTTCAGACGCGCAAAACTTCTCGGCTACGAGTTGATTGAAGGAGGCGGAGAAGGCGTCCTTCATAATGGAGGAGGTTCAGTGACAATCCATTCAGATTCCAAATGGCAAACCTGCAACGACCACACTTTTCCGCTGTACGCTGAACTCTATCGACGGATGTGGGGAGGAAGTCCGGGGCAGGAGACGTTTAACTACCCATTCGACAGACCTGACGTGTTCCCCGATCTTAAACCCGTAATACCTTGATCTGTAACTAAGAGAAGAGGCTGAACGGGGCGCAACGGAGGTCCAGTATTCTTTTTGGAGTTACACGATCTGCACGCGGGAACGATGTTGGACAAAGTATGTGATCCGCCTTTAGAGAGAGGCGTAATATGTTCCTGTTCTAAATTTCTCCCTTTTGGCTTCTTGCCACAATATGCACAATGGTAGTTAAATGCTTCTAATATCATCTTCCATTGCGCCGCAGTTAGGTCATTGATGGGAGCATTTATCTTTCTAGCTCTGTGTCTTTCGGCTCTTGCTGCAACCTTATCAGTGTTCTTTCTTTGCCAATCAAGATTGTAAGCCTTTATTTTTTCTATGTTTTTGTCGTAGTATTCTCTTTTCTTTTCTGGATTTTTATCGTTGTACTTCTTTGTGATTTTAGTTCGTCTTTCAGGATGTTTCTTTACCCACTTCTTCGATCTATCGCGCAGTTCTTCTCTATGATTTTCCCTATATCTCTCTTGTATTTTCTTATAGATTTCTGGTTTCTTTTTTCTCGCTTCACTGTTTAATCTTTTGGCACACGACTTGCATGTATTAGACCTTCCGCTGCTATAGGTTTTGTTCTCATAAAATTCAGTAATAGGCTTAAGTATTCCGCATTTTATACATTGTTTGGATGGTATAGAATCAGGGAGTGGGGGTGTCATGCAGGGTATCTCCTGTGTTGGTCTTTGGCCGGTGCTTACTACACCGACACCTCCATTATACATAAAAAGCGAAAAGGAGGCGAATTAGACTACAATAAAATAATGCTTGCAATCAAGCGCAAGTTAATGTATGCTGTTTTTTGGGAGAGGAAACAATGTTTGAATATTTGAGTGCATCCATCGGCCCTGTCGTTGAAGGGCTTGAAGACTACGAGAAAATCTATGCTCTGGACCAGCCTGAGTACATCCCTCTGAGAACTCTTCCGGGAGAGAACGGTCTTAGCGCCATCTCACGATGGGAACTTTCCCCTGCGCAACGTCAAAGTATTGCAGAGGGCGCAGACATCCTGCTAGAAGTCAGTCACTTTGGCGGTCCTCTCGCCCCTGTACGAATGATGATCCTCAATGAAAGAGGACGAATCGCGGAGGACGCAAAGGATAATTTCAAGATATGGTTCTGCGCTCAAACCAAAGGGACGTATGCCAATGAGTTAGCCAGAGAAATAGAGGATGACGATGGAACCCAAAGATAACCCTTCCTTTCCCGTAGATGCGATAGAAAAGATACTTGCCTCTCAAGATGCATCGGCAGGATTTATCTCTGGAGCCATAGCTAACAATAGTGATCCTAACGCCAGCCAAGCACCAATAACACTTAAAGGTGTTCAGGACATGATGGCTATGATGGAGAGTAAGTATCCTAATCCTTATATGCCCGGAGGAATGATGAGTATTCCTTGTGATACAGCAGGGTTTCTTCATAAAATACTTGGTAGTATCTCCTACAAGCCAGGATGGAAAATAAGGATAACTACTGACTCTTGGGATTCAAGCATTACCATAATAGTCACGTATGAAGGATATGAATCAGATAACGCCGCGTTTGATCCTGTTTGCGTTGAAGAAGGACAGGTTTCTGCGGCAAGAGAGCGTTTAGCAATATCTCTCGGAAAGATAGTACGGCAAAGGAGTCCTTTCTACTTTTCGCGTACATTCCATTGGTATGAATTAGAAAGAATGACGCCTGAATGTCTAATAAAATACGTTATAGCGGATACAATCAAACAGGCTGAGATGCACGAATTTGAACGTTGGTTTAGGTATGAAGGAAACTGCGTGTTTGAGAACAGGGAAGAGAGAAGCAGAACCGAATATCAACCTTATAATCCACCTCCGCTTCCAACACGCCCATCGTTCGCTAAGTGGACGACAGAAATGGACATTGAAACTGCAAAGAAACTCTGGCCGTATACACCAGTAGCAGGAGAGGAGAAGAAATGAGCATAACTAATAACCCTTTTAGTCTTACAGAGGAACAGCTTGCAAGAATGCCTATGAATAGGCAACTTTGGCAAAGTATATCTGATGACAGTATTGAGATGGACACTAAGCGAAAAGAAATACATACATATCGATCATCGTTACCTTTGACGAAGAAACTACTATGCAAACTAGGTTTACACGACATGAAACCGATGGGAGATATATGGCCGTGGAGAACGTATCATCCTGCGCTCCTTATGGTACTAGAATGCATAAGATGCGGAAAAAGAGAAGACAGATGAGCTTCCCATTCGGAAACATGTTCGGCGCAGTAGTTGAGGACGTGAGAGTACCAGAGGGTACTGTTTACCTGATCCACCCGCACAAACCCATTAGGAGGGGAAGAAATGATTAAGATTGAAAAACTCACGCCTGAGCAACAGATAGCGCATGACAAATGGTTTGCAGAGTGTATGCGTATTGGCACTTGCACTGACCCTGCCGACCGCATTAAAGCAGAAGCGGCAATAGGGAAAATGTACAAGTTTATCGGAAAAGAACAGCCTACATTCGTTTGGTGCGATTCTCCAGCAACTTGCATACTTGCTCATATTGTTCTGCAAGAATGGACAAAGAAAGTCTCTCCCTCAGAGAACCCATCTCTGGAGAGTTCTCTGGAGAGTTCTCTGGGGAGTTCTCTGAGGAGTTCTCTGTGGAGTTCTCTGGAGAGTTCTCTGGAGAGTTCTCTGTGGATTTCTCTGGGGAGTTCTCTGTGGAGTTCTCTGGGGAGTTCTCTGAGGAGTTCTCTGTGGAGTTCTCTGGAGAGTTCTCTGAGGAGTTCTCTGGAGAGTTCTCTGGAGAGTTCTCTGAGGAGTTCTCTGGAGAGTTCTCTGGAGAGTTCTCTGAGGAGTTCTCTGGAGAGTTCTCTGGAGAGTTCTCTGTGGAGTTCTCTGAGGAGTTCTCTGAGGAGTTCTCTGAGGAGTTCTCTGGAGAGTTCTCTGGAGAGTTCTCTGGAGAGTTCTCTGAGGAGTTCTCTGTGGAGTTCTCTGGGGAGTTCTCTGTGGAGTTCTCTGGGGAGTTCTCTGAGGAGTTCTCTGGAGAGTTCTCTGGAGAGTTCTCTGGGGAGTTCTCTGAGGAGTTCTCTGAGGAGTTCTCTGGGGAGTTCTCTGGGGAGTTCTTATTGGGGCCAGCAGGAACAATACTGGATAGGCTTCTATCGTTTCATGGAATTACACTTAAAGATTGCTTACGATCACGAGAAATCAGAGCATCTTGGATGGTGGCAGGACATTGCAGAGTCGGCAAATTGGTGGTTTCCGTATGAAGGATTCTGCTTTGTAAGTGAACGACCTATTCGTTGTACTATTGACGAACAACGCAGACTCCATCATGAATCCTTACCAGCTATGGAATTCAAGGATGGATGGAAAATCTACTCCTATCACGGTACATCGGTTCCTGCACAGGTGATTGAATCTCCAGATACAATCACCGTTGAGCAAATCAAGAAGGAGGATAACGCAGAGGTAAGGCGCTGCATGGTGGAACGTATGGGATGGTCAAAGTTTGTTGAGATTTCAGAACTGAAAACCTTGCACACTGATACACTTCAAGCAAGATTTCCCGTATTGCCAATGTCAGAATTGGTCGATAATTCTGATCCTGCCGCCTTACAGTATCAAGAAGGAGAGGAGCAAGCGGAACTTTTGGAATCCTCTTTTCTGAAAGACTTTGAGGATCGCCCTATCCGATTTGTTAGGTTGACCTGTCCGAGTACAGGAAAGCAGTATATTCAGCGTGTATCTCATGATGAAACGCGAGTTTACGCTGCCGTAGGTAAGGCGTTTGGCATGACGGAACAGGAGTACAAGAATGGGCGCTTTTACAGACAAGGTGATGTGTTACTCTGGAGTTTAGACCAAGCAGATGAACGCATCGTTCAACAGCACAGTTAACCGAAGGGAGAAAACAAATGAAACGTATTCCGAAGGATGCAAAGAAGATTCCTGTGCGCCCTCTCGCACTTGGCGAAGCGACAGGTCATCACCATTCAATCGTTTGTGATGAGGCCGAAGCCGTCGAGATGTACGAAAAAGACGGTCAAACATTTGTGCGGATCGTAGGCGAAGGAGCGACGGTTCAACACCAAGAGCATAAGCCCGCTGCGGTTCCTTCCGGTACAGAGTGGGGAATCCGCATTGCAACCGAAGTAAACGATTGGGGACGTGCGCCAGTACGGGACTAATTCAAGGTGTGGCAGTATTTTGTAAGAATGCTGCCACATTTATTTGCTGGGAGAGGATAAACCATGAGTTACCACACGTTCGGACCAGTGAAGGCGAGATGTGCGTTTTGCGATGCTTGGAAAGATGGTTTACTTCCAGATGAGCATTACCATACTATCCAATTTGAACACGATGAAACTTGCGAATTCTTCTCTCTGGTTATCGACGGAAAGACAATGTTTAATGTCGATAGAACAGATTTGAAACCAATAGAGAATGATATGAGGGTATTGTTATGAGCTTTCCGTTTGGAAGTTTCGATGTTATTGAGGACAAGAACGCCAATCCTAACACCTTCTACTTGTTCGATCCAAAGTACAAGACTATTCCTGTCTGCGTAGGGGAGCCGCCTAAGTTCCGTGAAGAGATAGATTGGAACGCTACCGCTAAAGCATCTGCTGTGATTACAGGGATTCAATCCTGACAAACCCATACTTCCCTGACGGCTCATATCCCGAATGACATGGAGTAATGTAAGGGCATCTCGTAGGCCAAGAGCATCCTGTAAATTGCTCATCTGGTACTGTTTTAAGGTTCATCAGCCTATCTAATTTCCTAGCCGCTAAATCCAGAACGTGAGTCCGTGCATTTTCCTGCGGCACGTCAACTGTCACACTAAAACAACTATCCTCCAAAACTCCATCCTTGTGCATCGCTGAAAGCCAGTCAAGCGTAGGAATATCATCAAAATCCTCTCGAAATACCTGCTGCCAACTGTCCTTAAATCTTGAGTTTACGTCTGTTTTTTTACGAAATCGAAGTCCTCGGTTGACCGGATGCCTGTACCCTCGTGAAAAATATCCGTAATGCTTTCCATCCCGAACTTGGCCGAGAACGCAAACCGCAAGTTGCATAGGCAAAGAATAGGCGCAGATGTTTCCTACCGTCTCCCATGAACGGCAGAAAGAGTAATGTCGATCTTTATCCCAATGAGAGACGAGTACAACCCTTCTTAGGGACGTTCCTGACGGCGCTAGGTAGGCGGTGCTACTCCATTCGTGGCCTCCAGGGATGGTAGTAGGCTCCGGTAGGCCCCAAGGCTCTCCTACGGCCTTCCTGAGCGCGTGGGAGAGTATATCAGCAAGGGAAGCCATGTGGATTATTTGGTCATAGACCTGTGGATAATCTGTAGTCAGTTCTCTTTTGCTGCCGATTTCAACTACTTTCTCTCCAGCGCATTCCCCAAAATCGCCTCTACCTGAGAGAAGTCCTTCGCGGATACCCTCTTGGAGTAGCTGGTTAGGCGTGATTTGGTTCTTTTCCCAGTCTAGTGACCAGTAGGCTGCTCTTTCGCAGACTTCAAGTTGACTAAGGAGTTCGTCTGTTCCCATTCCGTTATTCTACGCTTATTCATCCTCTATTTCTTCTTCGCCTTCAGAGTAGCAGTCCTCTATTGCTTGAACTACTTCTTCAGCACTGTATTCTAAAACGTGTCCTTCCGTAGCTGGCTGTCCTGCCGTCCAAAGGATACATTTATCTTTTCCAGTTGCTTTTACGGAAACGATCTGATCTGGATTAAACCAGTGACCTTCTAATATTTCAATCATTTCATTCCTCCCGGCATCCTAAGTTTTGCTTGCAACTCCTCACCTTTTCTCTTTACGTCCTGCGGGTTAGGAATAGCGGTAGAGCCGTTCCACAAAGCTAACTCTGCCTTACGGCGATCTGTCAATGCTTTTATTACTTTTCCTTTAGAGTGGTTCCAAAGCAATAACTGTTTTCCTGCTGAGTCATAATCTCCAGAATTTAGTTGCTTCAGGAGTGTAGAATTTGCTAGGTTTCCTACCCCAAGGTTAAAAGTAAAGCTAACTAAGGCATCATATTGTCCTTTGGTCAATGGGACTTTAACATAACGCTTTACTGCGCTCTCGGCAGTATGTAAATCTTTATGCAGCATCGCCAATGCTTCATCGTGCGTGACTCCATTGGGAAAGAATTCTCCAGGTTCAATCCTATGACCATATCCTATTGTGGGATTTCCTGCCGAGTCTTTATAGACATTAGGACGAAAAGATTCTGACTTCTTGATTAAGTTTATTCCCGCGTCCGTAACTTGAGTTTTACCTAAATTCATTCTTGCTCTTATTGCTCTTTCCTTCATCTGCGCTGGAGTAAGATACGCTTCAATCGGAGGTATTGGTGGTCTTATATTTGTGTTGATTCCTTTGTCGCTAGGAGAGGTGGGCTGCATTACGCTTAAAGGAATAGTTGTTAGATCGTCCATCCATGGCTGAAGGCGTTTCCTTTGGCTAGGGTCTGCTATCCATGTCTGTATAATCGTTGCGGCTTTCTCTTGAGGAATGGTAACTAAAGTGTTTCCCATTGCCCTTAAAGTATCAGCATCGCTAATGTCGTAACGCTTCTTAGGGTCTGGATCATCTGGAGGAATGGCTGCTTGCATTTTTGCCGGAAGATTGTTTTTCCATATATGGACTATTTCATGGCCTTTTGTTTGCCTTGGTCCTTGATTCCATCTTGTCTTATCGTTGATTTCTATAACGTGAGGCTCATGCTCTCCTACTGATGCAATAGAATCACTTCCCTCTACGGGCTTGCCTAGTTTGTATTGAACTCCTACAGCGTTCTCTATTCTCTGTAACTCTGGAGGGATTATTGCGGCAGAACTTTCATACGGGAGAGATGGAGTAACTTTCAATTCCTTATGCGTTTGAATAGCCTCAGCAATCTTCTTATCGTCCATCGCGCCGGGAAACTGCACGACTCCTACCCCGTTCACCATAACGAGTTTTTTCCTGGGATCGGGCATAAGACTAAACCATAGAAACAATGCTATTAGTGGATTCGTCGAACCGATGCGTTGGTCTTAGAGACAATTGCGGCCCTGTTCCCTCTGCTGGAGCAGGAGCAGGAGCTAAACCTGATTTGTGAAACTCGTTTTGAAGGTCTTCCGCCTTTGACTCTGGAGGATGAATCGTCTTGCTAGGATGATTCTTGTTCCACTCGTCTAGTAAATCCTTGACTTTATGTACGTTCTTATTAACACCACCTGTCTCATTTACGGCTCCCATTATAGCGTAAGGTGTTGCGCGATTCAGTGCTTGCGCCGCCTTAATAATCTTTACAGCCATTTCTGGATTGGTTAATGCACTAGCTAATGCACGATAGGTATATGCGTATCCAAGAATCATTACAGCTTCAGCGCCAAGTATTTCTGCTCCAGCCGCAGGATGTCCGGTAGCTGTTGCTAAAGCAGCCGCTCCTATTCCAGAACCTCCAAGGGCACCTTTAATAATTCCAGCATTTTGTAGGGATGCTGCCGATCCACTCATTCCCATCGGACTTTTGATCTTTTCCAATATTGCAGATAGTTCTTTAATATTTTTCCAGTTATCTCCAAAGATTATATTTCCTCTCTCGTCTCCCATTTCTGCAACATTCTTAGCAAATTGTCTTTCGTTAAATGCCTTAGATAGAGGGTCTGTAGCCTCTCTCATTGTATCCATAATTACTTCCCGTTGGACTGGCGCGTGTAAGTCAGCAGGAAGTACGGAAAATAAATCACGCGCTTCCTGATTTGCTATATCTCCAGTCAAAAGTGAAGCAATAGCTTCTGGCTTCTTTGTTTTCACTATCTTCTTTATCAAAGCCTGCTCAAATCTTACATGCTCCTCAGCCGTTATCTGGTTTGCTTCTCTGATTTTTTCCGGCAGTCCTTGGATTCCGCTCTTATTGGCTGCATCCATCATAGATTCATCGTAGAGTTGTGCCATCCTCTTAGCGAATCCCGACTCTTTACCAGACATAGCCCTATCTAGTTTCCTTGCGATCCCTAGTGCGTCCGAGCGAGCATTTGCCATTGCCTGATAGTTCATATTATCAGGAGCTTTAATAATGGTTTGGAGCATTCTCCTTCCCTTTTTAAGAAGGGCAGGGGAGAATACTTTTTCTTCTTGATCTAATTCCTTTAATTCCTTGGTAGCAAAGTCTTTCAATCCTTCAATATATTGTCCGCTTGCATCGTAATGCCCATTTAAAGAAGGCATCACGCTATCTACTATTTTTTCTTCTGTGCCGGTCTGCATAGTTCTCATTACCGGGTTCCCAGACGCATCTAATATACCCGTCGAGACTGACTTGTAGATAGGGACTTGAATTGTTTTCTGTCCAATAGCCTTATCAATATCCCCGTAGAGAGAGTTTTGCAATAACCGGAAGGTTTTCTTGTGCGCTTCAATTCCCCCTTTTACCATTTTTCCTAGTTCTTCTGGAGTTCCTCTAAAATTATCTATACTGTTTGCAAGCGATTCTACGGCTACTTGTGATTGAGAATTTTGCAATGCGCGAAATCTCTCCATTTTACCTTTAGTAAAAATGGATTCTTTAGCTAACTTCTCAACTATGCTTGGCGACTTTCCTGCTGCCTCTGACGGGAGTAATGCAATTCCGGCCTTTTTAGATGCAGCAGCAGTATTTCTGAAATACTCGGCTGCTGGACCAAGGGCGTACCGTGAACCAACCCTTCCCCCTAATTCATTTATTCCCTGTATGCCTCCCTGCACCGCAATCTTCCTAGCGGATTCTGCTGGCGTTAGCCTGTGTTCGTAAGGGTGCAGTCTCCGTTCTGCTGATTGACGAACATCTTCTCCTAGCGCCCCACCCATAGTAGCTCCAGTGGTCGCTATAGCAATATCTGCCGGTCCAGATTCCAACCCCGCACCACCAGTTAATAGTCCTCCACCGATACCAAAAGCAGTAGGAAGTAGATTAAGGACTCCCTCTCTCATGTTCTCTGCTTTCTGTTTTATCCAAGGGAGAGTATACGGAGTTGGAGATGCCGTAACTTCATCAAACGAACGCGGGAGATCAACATTAGGATCGAAAGGTTTTCCCGCTTTCTTTAGTTCATATTCGTGGTTCTTAGCGTAAGTTTCGTAATCTTTAGGCGCAATCAAATAACCTGCTTTATACGCATCCATCACCTTACTATGGGGGACGCCTCCCTCAACCATAGTTCCATCAGGTCTCTGCATTTGATACAGACCTTCTTTATTGTTTTTAGGGGCAATAAAAGCATCCGGCATATTCGCGTAAGGGTCTTGCTGCGCTTGAGTCGATGTATCCGGCAGGGAAGCGTAGGGGTCGGCTAATGGCGGTTTCTTAGGTTCTGGCATTATGGCCTCGTTACGGTATAGCCAAGGTCTTTTAGATGTTTTTCAACTTCAGCGGCGCTCTTTCCTTTGTTGATAGGCAGCGCCATTGCAGCCGCTAGGCTACGCGCTCCCTTGGATTTAGTTTGAGCCTGCGGATTGGTTGCTCTACCTGCCAGCGGGTTGTTAGGATTCGGCGGTGGATTTGCGCCCTGCGGAGGAGGTGGAACGACATCCTCCGGAAAGGCGGGAATTCCTTCTGTCCCAGAAATATATTGTTGTGCTGACGCTTCGATCTTACCGTGCATTGTAGCCAGCGAGGTAGAGATTATTCCCGCCAATTGCTCAGGAGATTGAGCATTGTTTACTGTAGACTTTATGTTTTCAAGTTCCTCGTTTGTCGCACCTACCCCCGTATACAGCCTAGAAAGTTCTCCAGCTACGGCATCGCGGATACCATTGAAATCCGTAGGTGCCTCGCCTCCAAGAAGTTGCGTTGTCCATTCATTCTTCAGACGATTATATACAGGTGATTGTGTGTTATCCAAGTTGTCAGCTAATTGTGCCATTAACTTTAAGTGGTGGGTGGCCGTGTTAAACCGCAATAAATCTTGTCCTCCCTTACCTGTCCCATAATAAATAGTCATTAAATGACTAAGGCTAGAAGGAGCCTTCATGTTATTTTTGTATGCGATTCCAGCAGGAACATATTGTGTCTCTCCCGGTCTTCCGGGAACTACAGCAGGAACAATCCTTGACCATGCCAATGCTTGATAGCCAGCAACTTTAGGTTGAGTTGTTTTGACATTGATCCATTCCTGATATGCTCTCATGGTGGCAATATCATCTTTGCTAAGAGGCTCTCCTAAATCCTTCTTTTTAAGAAGAATACGGAATTCCTCATCAGCATTTTTGGGCTTATTTCCTGCTGTTTGTTCTGTTCTCCATTGTAAATATGTTCCTTTGTATCCTCCGGCGACAGCTTTATTGTATTGATCCATCTCCAGAGAAGCTATCGTTCCAGAAGGCTTTACATCAGGAACCCAAGTATCCAGAGCCTCTTGAGGAACTGATTCTCCTGTTTGATATGTGTATCTGTTTAAGTCAGAATCATAATTCAGTGTAGCTGGCTTATCATAAATCTTCCCAGTTACTTGCTTCCAATGACCTTTTCCAGTAAGCCCAAACATTGTCTGCATCAACCTCTGTCCGATTTCAGAGTGAGCCGTATCTTTTTCTTCTTGCGATGCGCCTTTATGCAGGTTATCCCAAATGTCTGTCTGTGCTTTAAGGTTCGCATTAAACTCAGCCAGCTTCCCTCTAACCCCTACGCCCGCTTGTTGCTCAGGAGTCAGCGGTCCAGCCGCTAAAAGTTGATCGGCTTCTTTACCGGCAGACGCGGCGTAATCAGGAGCAGCTTTTTGAGGAAAATGCATATCCTTGCCAAGCATCTTCCCAAATCTCATTATAGCGTTAGGATGTTCTAGACTTCTCCAATGCGCGTCACGTTCCTGCAATGCTTGATCTAATTGCGTTTTTACCTTGGTATAATCGTCGCTTTTCTTATCAGGGATAGCCGCTGCTTGGGTTTGCAGGTTGTCGATCATGCCCTGAATTTCATTATGTTTTTCTTGAAATTGAGCGTCAGACAAGGCTTGCTTACGCGCACGACGATGTTCCATAGCGCCGTATCCCTGATTATAGCCACTCTCAAACGCTTGGACGTTAGCCATTCCTTTAACCTTTCGAGGCTATTCTCTTGCGAGAGTTAGCCTTTTTCTTTCCGCCCTTCTTAATTCCTGCGGCCTTCTGCTGCGAAATGGTTAAGACTTTTTCTCCTTTTCGGAGACGGTAATTGCCTGTCTTTTTTACGGTTCCACCTTTATGGAAAGAATACGCAGACGCAACAGGTCCTTCTTCTGGCTCTGAGAATTGCTTAGGAGAATTATTATGTTTTCCAAATTTCTTCCCTAGATAGCCTTTTAGTCCCGTCGCTTTACCGCTATCCTGTCCATCTTTTTCCCCGGTCTTCTTCTTGGGTGACTTCTTTCCACTACCCATATCAAATCCACTGTTGAACGCATCTACATTTGCCATTGATCTTCCTCCTTTTGTTGACTTAACCGATTAGCTTCCACCGCCGCCGCCACCTCCACCAGTGAGAGCACCTAACGCCATACCCTCAGCGGCTCCAGCAGCCTTTGTTACGCCTAGTCCGAGGATACTGTCAGACCATGCCTGCATACGCTTTTCAATCTCTCCTCCCTGTTGGTTTAATGCTCCAAGCCCTGTACTCATCTCGGTACTTCCAAGATTAGCAAGACTCTCAGCGGATTTCCCCGTAAGACTGCCAATCAAGTTGGTGAAGTAAGATCGTTGATCTTTCCGTATAGCTCTGTATCAGACAAGGCTTGCTTACGCGCACGACGCTCCTTAGCGCGTTCTGTCCCTATTTGTGCGCCTATTGCCCACGCTTGGTCACTTGCCATCCAATTATCCCCTCTTCGATGCTACGCGCTTCCTCTCACTCGGCTTTTTCTTTCCGCCCTTTTTCAATCCATGCGCTTTTTGCTGAGCAACGGTCAATACACGCTCACCCTTTTTCAACTTGTAAACGCCCGTCTTCTTGACCCTGCCGCCTTTGTCGAAGTTAGAGATCGGAAACAGGACGTGCATGGCTTTCTTCCAGCCACTCTCCTTCGGTTGCTGGATTTGACCAAAGTTTCCCCATGAACCTTTGTTCTTCTTGTCATCCTTGTGCTTCTGTGCGATGTCCACTCCTGCTTGCCATGCTGCATCGTTCGCCATGATTGTCTCCTTTTTAGTTTCTTTGCATTCCTACAATGAATTACTCATTAGTAATTGCCTCAACCGCCTCCACCACCGCCTCCACCTCCACCAGTGAGAGCACCTAACGCCATACCCTCAGCGGCTCCAGCAGCCTTTGTTACGCCTAGTCCGAGGATACTGTCAGACCAATTCTGCATTCTCTGCTGGGACATATCTGTTTGCTTTCCTAATGCCTCTAAGCCCACGTTAAGCTGATTGCTTCCTATGCTTCCTACTTCTCCCGCCGCCTTCCCTGTTAAGTCTCCAATGAGTTTTGTTATATAATCATGAACCTTATCATTAGTAGCCGCCGTGGACGCAGCATTTCCTCCACTGCGAGTTCCCATTTCTGCTGTGCTTTTGTTTTCCTGTGCGGTTGAGGTCTTGACTGAGGATATGGCTGGGTTTAACACTGCCATTTGCTTAGAACTGTCTCCTGAAAGGATCGAATTCCAAAAGTCTGACGCAGTAGTGAGGTTCTTCTCGCCCATGCCTGTACTAAAATCGCCTATAGCGCCCGTCTTGGCGATGTTGGCATTTAGGGTTTCGTTTTGGCCACCAAAAAGTGAACTGAAGAAGCCCATATTCCTCATTCCTAACGACTTAGATAGTCGTTGCGAAACGAGTACGGCTGCTCCCGGTCGGCCCTACTCATGTATTTCTCTACTTGCACATTATACCTCAACTTCCAAATAGTGCAACTCTTTTCCCCCGTCCTAGTAATAGTCGGCCATCCAATTTACATACACGTTATTTACGATGTTCGATGGACCACCGCCTCCTATGGTCACGCCGCACGCAAGATTGGCGGTGAATCCGCTTACTGTGATATTCGTCGGATAGCACGGAAAAACTGCCGTTCCGTAGCTGTCTGGATTTTCCGCTGCGCTGCAATTCACGACAGGAACCCCCGCAAACGCCACCGGAAACGTCACTGCAACCGTGGTCCTAGCTACTCCTGTTGTTGCCGGTCCAGCCAACCCCCACTCATGGACATAGCCGTTACTGTAGGTTGCAGCCCTTCCGTTAGCATTGGAAGTCATGGCTGGGGCGCTGCCGGTTGCAGTCGTATTAACCGTCACTGCCCCTGTGCCGCCAACTGGCGAAATGGTAACGTTTGTCCCAGCAACAATCTTCGTTACGCCACCTACCGTCCCTCCCGGAGAATCTGCCCACCAATTTGTCCCATCAAAAAATATTGTTACCCAACTTCCTCCCGGTAGAGTAAGGGATGCTAGGCCATTGATCGTACCCAGTGTTGGCGTTATTGTTGCCGTGCCGCTTCCTTGATTAGAAATTATGCTAAACCAAGGAACTTGTATGACCGCATTATTTAGCGTCACCGCGATAGGAGAAGCATCGTTTAATACAATCTCTCCTCCTCCGTCACTCTGCTGTACTGTATATGAAGTGACTCCGGTTTGTAGATTCACAAATCCTAGTTGTGGCATATAAGTTACTGCGCCTGTTAAATTATTGAATGACGTTACTCCAGCAGTGTTTGTTCCTAAAATAATCGTTTCCGTTCCTCCTCCGCTCCCGCTGGAAGTAGACGATGTAGTTGACGAAGTTGTTTTACCTCCGATTTGTGATTTCAATATAGGTATAGCGTTCTGCACGTCCGCTACCGCGTTCCATAAGTTACGAATTACATACTGATGCTCAGGTGGCATAGCTGTGATCTGAGCTTCAAATGGGAAACGCGATATAGCCATTTACTTACCTTTCTGCTTCCACTTATTACACATTTGGCAATAACCATTTGGATGTGGCTGGTGGCCTATCGCTCCGCAGCGTGTACAGCGACGTGGCGTGACCGGATTCTTCATCCCTCTCCTCCTGCTCCTCCAAAGATCGGAACTGGAGAATATTCTGATGTGCTACCCCACGCCTTGAGGTAAAATATTGCTCCGGCAAAGTTCATAACAAATGGCACAGAACTGGAGAACTGCGCAACCAACAACTTCCACTTAGCAGCCGATGGTCTGAAAAAATACTTTGTCAACTGTCCGCCCGTACTTGGCAATGTTCCAGGTTGAGGCGCATAAGAACCATTCCCTTCATCTGCTACATAGAAAGTAAGAGTAACGGTGCTAGTTGAGGAATATTCGACCACAGCCTGTCCGCAGTGCATATATCCTCGTCCACCGAAGGCGGGTGTTGCTACTATTCCAGTAATCGTTTCCGTTCCCCCACTTGATAATTGACGTACTGACCCATCGCTGCAACCTACCAATACTCCCTGTTGGCTTTGACCTTCATTGGAAGCATGAATTGTTGCTGATGGAGTATAAGCGTCAATAACCCAACCCATCGCAGCTTCGTCAAATACTAGCGTATGGAACAAGCCATCCGTACCCTTATAGTCATAGTAAATATAAGCCCCTTGGATTGAGAATCTTTGAAGATTTGGGAGCGTATCGTCTGGAGGATAAATCGTTACTCCGTTTCTTGTTATTGGTTGTGGCTGATTACCTGAATTGTCTGAATTCTCATGTGCGAATAAGGGATATAAATTTTCGTCCGTTATAGATTTGCTTGCTGATCCATAAGACGAAACATGAATTCCATCATCCACACGAAAGAATATATTTCCTCCGCCTGATACGCACACGCAGCGTGGAATATAAAGTCCTCTAGTTATAGAGGATTCCTGCAACGTCCAAGTTGATCCTGTGGTTCCTAATGCCGTTGCCGTTGCAGTAGAAAAGTTTGGCAATATAAGCCATCCACGCCTAATTGAGAATAGAACTCCCAGTCCACCGCTAATCGCGCCATTTATAAGGGATTCATCGGGCGATGTAACATCCATTTGGTTGGTATCTGGAGCAGAATCTAAATTCGATCCCTTGCACCAGTAAAGCGTACCGGGGCGCAAAGGATCACCTACACCAAAGCAAAAATTCACATTATCAGTTGGTCCAAAAAGATACGGCAAAGGCTGTGCAGCAAGAATAGGCTCTGGTATTTCGTAAGCTATAGGCGCAATGATAGACCCACCATCTGGAACACCCGGAATCGTTACGCTCGTACCCGATGTAGGTCTAGCGATGAACGTGTAGGCCAGAGACGTAGGAGAGCCTATAAGAATCTCAGTTCCTGCCAGCCACCTTATATTAAATCCTGTAGCCGATCCTCCTATCGCCCCACCGGAAACCCATGTAATCACTCCACCGGAAACATAGCATGTTCCTTTCTGCGGAAGGTCTATTGATGGAAAAGGTTCATAATTGTCGTATTCGAGAAGTTTGTCTCCAAGCGACGTATCAGGCAGCGAGTCCGTGACTGGCGTGTTAGTTCCACTACCTGAGTTATCATTCGGTCCTGTGTTAACGTAAGTGAAAGTAGAAACCGTAGAGTCAATCCGGTAGTAGTCCACCACGTCAACCTGCGGGTCTGGTGACCATAACGACGTGATCGTATTCGACATTACCGGAATGGCTTGCGCCGTCGATTCTGGAGAGGGATTAGAAACTGCTCCAGTAGCAGTTGAACGATAAACATAACGGTATTGAACTTCCTGCCTTATCGAAGGTCCGCTCGATCCCGATGACCCCCCTGTAAGCGGAGGAATAATAGTTGGTGATGCTCCTGCTGTTGGCGAAGCCATTAAGAGTAAGATACGTCCTGAGTGATACCAGAAGTCATAGTCAAGCTCAATAGGATATATTCCCGCCGCTGGTGGATTTACTTGCAATGTTACTGAATATATAAGACCACCATCTCCGTGAGGCGACTTAACCCTTGGAAGCAACGGAAGACCGCTAGAAACCGTTATTGTTTGTCCTGCATCGGAAATAGTTACAGGCATGGAATTTGTTGCAGATAAGGTTGCAGGTGGAGTAGTAGTGTAAACATATTGGACTCCGCTCACTGAACCCGGTACTAGGGTTACCCCTCCTCCAATACCCCACATTACCGCATCTTTATATGTCAAAACTAATGTGTAGTACACTCCCGGACCACCGGAAGGAAAATAAATATTCCCCGTCAAGCAGAAATTGAAGTTTATATATTGCGTGTTATTTGTATATGTTGTTGTGATGGGAGCCGCAAAGACAGCATTGCTTCCAACCGCTACAGATTCAGGGCTAAGGTCAGTCCACTCCATCTGATTGTATGTAACGTCCGATCCAACAGTTTCTAGGTCGATTCCGGGAGGTCCGGGTATTCCTGGAGGTAAAGAAGGACTAGCCGTTGTACCAAAAGAAGCATCGAAGATAAACGAATTTCCCGTTGTGCTTCCTACCGCATCTGAAATAGATCGCGTCGGACCACTACCACCAGAATCCCCAGGATTCTTCCAAATATAAGATGCCACTGGTCCTGATGTGGGAGAGTCTCCCCAATAATATGCCGTCAATGTTCCTATGGTAGCTGTTACTGGAGGTAACGCAAGTGTAGTCACCGTATAATTGATATTTATGCTACCTGAATTTGGTGTTCCTCCCTGCGTAAACGTATTTCCAATTGAGTTAATTCCAACCTGAAAAGCATACGCTCCGTAAGGCACTGGTATATTGGTACTCGTAGCTAACGCAACACCTACATCTACCACGGCTGGAATAAATAGAGGAGCAACCCATACATACTCAGCGGTTGTCATTACAGCGCCACTTGAGTCTACAAATGCTCCAACGACATACGATGCAGTAGTTGGATGAGTTGCTGATCCTAGATTCTGAATAAATTGCCCCGGATAACCGGGATAACCGGGACTTCCAGAACCTACTCGCCCACTAGTAGCTGCTACAAGTTCCGCTTGGGTGGTGATTGTAGCTCCGTTGATGACAGGCGCAGATGGAGTTAGAACCGGAGTCATACTATTGATTGTTATGTATGACGCATAGAGACAGTTAATGTTATACCATATTGTTCCGTCTACTGGTGGCGTCGGACCTGTGTATGGAAATCCATAAATTTCTCCGTAATTGTTACTAGAGTTTGCGGTATTGTAGTTCGTCCACGGAATAGCCGTCGCTAACAGGCTTCCAGTTGTCCCGATGCTTGAGTTCTGAGTAGACACAACTGGAGCTAACTGAGGCTCCTCGATTCCCATTTTCCAGCACACTGCGGTAGGTGTAGGAGTTCCCGTATACCCGTCATTACAGGAAACCTTCATCATGCCGTTGGAGACGAAGTTTACCGGAGTACCGGAGGGACCATAACTGTTTAGACCAAGGTACTGAGTATGCAGCGTAGTCGATCCTGCTGCCGCTGAATCCGCAACATACATCCAAGGCTGTACGGATGCATTGGGACGGAAAGGAACCATAGAAACAGGATTCCCACTTAGTCCTGTCGCTACGTTCTTTACACCTATTGTTGAGTTCCAAGCGGATAAAACAGTCGAAGCGCCGTTGATTATAGAGAAACCGGATGGGGGACCGTTGGGCGTTAAATCATTGAGCCTTTTGAGACTGTGTACTGCCGCTCCTAGTGTGTAGATGGCCGCTGTTAGGAGATTGCGGAAGGTGACGCCACCCTTGAAGTAGGACCGGATGTTGACGCTCAGTGAGGTAAAACCTGAGCGAATCCGATTCAAGGGTGAAACTAAATCGATCCCTTTGTGGTCGAATGGTCCGAGAGCCATTTTTCACCTGCGCTCCATCGCCTCTCCCGGAAAACGATGAGATGGTTCTATTCTACCTCAACTTCTCTCCTCTTGCTTTACGCCCTATAATCTCCAGTTTCTCGCTCACTAATTTATATTCCTCGGCTGGCATGGATTTAAGGCGTTCCATAACCATACTAAGAAAGGCAATCTCTTCTATAGGACGTTTCATCCCTTGTCTCCCTTTACATTGTACCTGTTCATCGACCGTTCCTGCGCTTGGCCGCGCTGATCTAACACATCACTGAAGGCTCCAAGGCTTCTCAGTCTGGAATTTTCAGCGGCGCACATCTGAATCGCCTGTTTCTCTAATTCTAATCCAGATTTCCATTCCTGTCCACCCATTTTGAATAAACACCTGCATTGAGCCATCAAAATAACGATCTCCCAGTCGCTTCTGGAAACCTGCAAGTAATCAGTTCCAACCGAAGGAACAGGGGCGTTCCCAAGTACAGTCACTCCGACATTTGAAGAAACGGGAGCAGCTAGGAAGTCCATTCCTCCCGCCACAATCATAGGCCCAAAGCCAGTAGGATTGGAGTCCCACTCAGGACTATATCTGTCGCTTGAAACAATACTGTCTATGCTTACCGCCTGCCCGTTCACCCTTCCCAACTCAATCCACGGAGTTTTAAGCATTAACTGTAAGCCGTCCTGATACCTCTTGAGCGCATAGGCTGATCTTTCTCTGTCAGTTGCCTCTGATTCCTGTCCTAGAAGGTCTGCTAAGGCTCCCCACTCTAATACCCATGCAAAGTCGTCAGGGATGCCTAGAAGGGTCGCTGTAGGGGGATTAAAGGCCGTTCCTGATTGCAATACAACTGCCTCGTAGGTTCCGTCTTGCGCTGGAGGAATGTCCACCTGCCACGATAAGGGCGGCTCAGATGACAAAGAAAATGTTTGTGGCGTTCCTGAGTTTTGTTGATAAAGTGGAGCCTCATAAAACTCATTGGCTATCGTATCGTCTCGGTAAAGGGTATTAGGAACCGTAAACGTAAGCGTTCCCGAAACCGCTCCTGACGTTGGAAGAGAAATATTGACCGTTCCTACTCCTACTCCGGTAACGGTCGTTCCCAGGGCTATTCCTGTCCCATAAATAAGTTGTCCGTTCGCTATTCCGTAGGTGTTGCTTACGCTGATTGTCTGCACTCCAGCTATTGCCGTTCCCGTAGGAGAAGCCAAAGCGGGAAGGTAACGAACTCGTTCTACATCTATAACATTATCAGGCAGTTGAGTCCTTATCGTGTTTGGGATAAGAGAAATTCCAGAGGATAGAACTTGGTTAAGATTCCCAATCTGAATCATCTCGTCCCTGCGCCGCTGGAGGGCTTGGGAAAGTACAGAGATTGAAAATTGGCTTGTCCCCGACCACGTTCCACCAGAGGGCGGTTCTAACAACATATACTCCATTTCAGTGTAGGCGTAAGTATCTGTAAGTGTTCTTAACCTTGGTGATCCTGTAAGCGATCCTAAAGAGTTCCAGAGAATAGAAGAGTTATAGTTAAAATCCTGCCGCCACATCCACGTTAAACTGTTAAAAATGCGAAGTGAAGTCGTAATTATTGTTTGAAGCTCCGCAGTTGTCCAAAAGGAAGTCGTGGACGGAGTAATATTAAGCCTCTGCCCTAATTGGGAGATAGCGGTACTGAGGGTCAACCATGAATAGCTACCGTTTGGCATGAGTCTATTCTAGCTCTTTTTAAGAGCAAACTTCTTTCCTCTGCCACCCTTTTTCTTGCCAACCTTTTTCGCTAATGATGGCAAATGAGCAGCGGCTATGCGAAAAGCATGACGGGGAGAAGTAGCGACAAGAGTTTTGGACTCGTATTTTGGATTTTTCCCGCCAGTATTGTGGCTGATGTTAATAACCGCTCCGTTATCGGCTGATCTGATTCCTACATCCCAATTACCATTACTACCGCCGCTAGGCATAGGTGTCTGTGCCGCTACATCTGTTGTCTGAGATTTACGTCTTTTTGCCATTTCCTTTTAACTTCCTTGTGATTTTTTCTCTCCTAGTGGTTTTCCTCATCCTTGCGATCTTACGCGCTCCCGCAACTTTCTTGCGACCCTTACCTATTGACTCTTGTGTGCAACTTTCAATCTCGTTCATTGTTTACCTGCCACTCGTTTCCTATAGATTGGTTTGCTTGTGGTCGGCTTCTTTCTCGTCCCCGCACTCTGGACAGGTTTCTTGACAATCTTCTTCTTTTCCGCATCTTTTTGGAAACTTTCATTCGCCTTGCGCACCATTTCATCATGCCAAGTGGTGTCTAAATTCTTAGTTCCTGATTCTCCCCACTCTTTAGCCTTACGCGCATAGTCTATCAGTTTATTCCGTATATCTAAGAGGGGTTGTGCCGCATCATCTTGAGCCATTTGATTACCTCTTTCCTGATACGCTCTTATGTGCGGTTTTCTTGCCTTTTCCTTTTTTGCGTAACCCTATTTTTCCTTCGCGCCGAAGATACGATAAAAGGATAGCCTTAGCCTGTTTCTTATTACGAACGATCTTACGCTTCTTTCCCTTAACCTTCTTTCCGCTATGAAGCGTTCCTCGATGGAATTTTTTCATAATTTCTTCTGAGGGCATATTAATCTCCTAAAAAAAAGAGAGAGACAGGCTCACGCCCACCTCTCCCGATAGACTAATACTATCACATATTCCTTTTGTCAAGGTATCATTTCTCTGCTCTCGCTATCCAGGCCGCGAGTATCTTGGGGTCTACGCCGGGTATGGCCTTGTAGTAGGCGATGCGAGCTTGCTGAAAAGCGGCGACGATTTCATCGTTCGGCAGTCCGTTTACGCATGAAACTGTCTGTGGCCCCCATTTTCCATCGATTGTAGGCGCCGGAAGAGTATCATGGAAGATGCTGACATGCGTTGCTGCCGTCTGTAGAATCTTGACCGCCGTTCCCGGTCCGCCATTCACGGCCATGTCAAAGACCCGCTTTGCCACTTCGTCTGAGTCAAGCTGCGCGTACCATTCGTTCCAGAAATTCTTGTAGTAGAACTGCTCGACACCGGAACCGCGCATCTCCTGTGGAAGAAATTTGAGAGTTGCAAACTCTTTCGGCCACACTCCGGAGTTGACGCCGGAGATGGCGAAGCATGGCCCCGCGCATCCGGCAGGGCATCGGTCCGGCACCGTAGCGTAGGCGCGGGCGGGGTCTTCAAATTCCATCATCCAGTTGTAAGCGATATTCCAATCTGCCATCCTGTCCTCCTCAAGCCCAAAGTCGCACAAAGGTACTGACATGGCCGTTGTACCGCCAGACACAGCCTTCAATGTAGCCGAAATAATTCCAAACAATTTCGTGCATCCTGTCCTCCTGTGCGGCACCCAAGGGCCAACACGCTTAGATCGTGCTTAGGATACCCTCGCTAGGGGCGTCCGGGCTTTCCATGGACTTACGCCGCGCATCTCGATTCTACTCCGTGCGCGTCAAAGTGGCAATTCGGACAATACGTCTTCAATGCTGCCATCTCATGCCTCCCTATTGATGAGCTAATTCTTTGAGCCGTGTCGTGACAAGCGAGAGCATTTCATTCCTAAAATTCAACCACGCATAAGGATTACTATTCGCAAAGATGTCAATACGGATTTCATCGTCGATAAATTCCGAGAATTTTGCACGTAGGTCAATAAGACAAAATTCAACAAGCGGTTTCCATCCTTGAGAATGGTTAAAAGCGATATGGCCATACATTCCTTTTTGAAAATCTATCGGTCCCGGATTTCCCTGACAACTGCTGATTGTTTCGATGTACGGGATAGCGTTCATGGCAAGAACAGCATCCACAACATCTACGTCAATTAGCGCGTCATCGAGAACAGTGACAGCTACTTGGGCGTGTTCCATTCTCTGCCTCCGTTGCTTCTGCTCTGCCTCCGTTAGAAACGGATTGCGCGGGCCGTCTCGCCGTCTCCGGGAAACATAGGTGGCTTTAGAATGATAGGACTAAGGCGCTCACCTTGCCCGCGCAACTTGATGCGGCCATAACAGCCGCGAAACTGTGCCGGTCGATGCCTGCCATTAGACACAAATACTCAGCGCATCCGTTACCGTGAATCTGACCGGCAAACTCAATCATACCCCCATCAGGTCGTCTCCGGTGGGATGAACCCCGGAAAGCCAAGCCGCCGAAGCTGCTCCCTGCCTATGGTTTTCCATAGAAAGTCGGGTAAAACATTTTCCAGCACCCTCGGAGACTCTAGGACGCCCAGCACCATCCAACCCCACCAGCCCATGGCCAGCAGCCCCGGCAAGGCGGCAATCCACGCGCCCACAGGCCCCCACAGCGCCTTGATCGACTCCCCAAGCTGCCCCGGCAGAAGCCAAATCAGGGCCACGGCTACCAGGGCGTACCAGGCCCACGCGCAGAGGTCCGTTGCAGGGGTATAGAGCCAGCCGGCGTGTCCTGTCGTGACCGCGTGAGGCGGCGGGATGCTGTGTAGTACGTTCATTGTCCATACCTCCCAGAGCATCCTTCTTCATGATGATCGTCCGAGCGTCCGCAATCAGCACATTTTGGGAATCTAATCCTATCTTGAACACCACACGCAACACGTCCCACGGGCGTATCAGGATGCACAAACCATCCAGGCGTTACAGAGGATTCCACCGCAGGACCGTAACCCTCCCGACACCACCGGCAAGATTGATACGTCCATTGGCATAATCCCGCTGCGTCAAACTTTGCCGTTTTCTTGGCGATAATCTCTGCCAGCACGTCTCCCGGCGTGTAGAGGAGTCCTGCCGGCTGTACGGGCGCGGGTGCGGTCCAGGGGATGCTTGAGATCATGCGGCCTCCCAAATAGCGCGAATCTTGTCTGCTGTATTCTTCCATGCTTCTGCAACCGTCTTGCCTTCGCCCTCGATCTTAACCTTTTTGTAAGGGCTAAAACGACGTATGGTCACCTTGCCGGGAAAGTCCTGAACGGCATGGGCGCTCTTCCAAACCGACTTGACAACTAATTCGTCGTCAGAAAGACCCATAATCATCTCCTTGGACGTGTTTCCATGTCGCCTCATCGGATGCGCTTCGGGATGCGTCACGCAAATCCTCTTGATGCTCTTTGCGTTCTTGCTTAATCTGGGCGCGGAGTCGAATCACTTCCAAAGCCAAAGCACAGCAAGTTGCATCATACTGTCTCGGCGTGTTAACCATGTGCGTAAGAAATTCATCGGTGAACTTAATCTGGAGCGGCGCTACTGGCTGTAGGCTTGTTAGTGCGTAGGCGGTCATTGGGACTCCTGCATTGATTTCAATGCAAGCATAGAGCGCAGTCGCATTATCTCTCTCACGACGGTATACATTTCACGCGGCGTCCACGAACAACGAGCGCAGAAAGAACACATACGCATGTCCTTCATGACGCTACGGATTACTTCATCTGTACTATTTTCACATTCGATCCTTCTCATCACATCCTCCTTCGCACGAACCCGGCCCCCTTGCGAGAGCCGGGAACGTGTTGTGCGCGGGCCGGGTTCGTTTACCGTTTAGGCCACCGCTGAGGACCGGACCCGGAATCCGGCACTGGTCTCTTTGGTAGTTATGGCGGGTATCCCCTAGCCTCCGGGATAGCACCCCGCCCGCGCAACTTGTAAGCGGCAGAGCCGTAGCCCCGCCGCTGTGTGGGGTAGCCGCTGTTACAGAGTCGGCAACGGTGTCAGCGTAGACGGGTCGGTATTTGCGTCCGCTGCCTGCCAGCCGGTAATGCCAGCCTTCAATACCGAAACGCCCTCGGCAATATCTGCCCTGATGGTCGGGTCCAGGCTCGTATCCGCTTCCAGCGCGGCGATTGTGGCCTGTAGCGTGGTCAGCACGGTGGCCTCAGCAGGCTGTTTGTTCACAAGGCCAGAGATAAGGCCGGAGAGCGCCGTACCGAGCGCGACAATCAGGCTGTCGAGGTTCGTGTTGAGGCCTGTGTACTTTAGCACCGAAGGCAGAAGCGCGAGAACGAGTGTGATAATCGCTGTCATGTCAGTTCACCTTTCCGATTGCAGATAGCACAGTGTTGATGTTGGCGGTCACAACCACAACCGCGTTGATGAGTTGCTGCGGCTCCCCGGCGTCAGGATTCGCAACCAAAGCCTTATGCCATTGCTGGTAGAGCGGATCGGCCACGTTAAGCGCGTTCACAACCGAATCGTATGCGGCCTTTTCCGCGAGAGTCGGAGTGAACTTCCCGGCCTGCACATCATCGTTGAATTGTTTCGCGCCAGCGTGAGCGGCCTGTAACGTGTGATTAACGCCGGAATCCGTTGCGTTGATTGCGTTGGGCGGGAGTGGTGCGTTGATGCTCTTGCAGCCCACGACGCCGATAGCTGCCAGCGCCAGAACTGCGGCGATTGCGATTCGTTTCATGTGCGTGTGTCCTCTCATTCGGTTGTGCGCCGGAGCGCGTGGGGTTA